GACCAACATTGGGGTAAGTTCGGGGGTAGATTGTGCCGCTGGGACTGCCTGTTGTAAGAACCCACTCATAGCGGATAAGAACTCCATGCGGTCAGCTTTTTCCTGCTGTTCGTCTTGGAATATCATCGAGTCACTAGTCACCTCAACACGGAAGTTCTTAGCGGATTCGTTACGCAGTAAGGCTAGGGCTTGTGGGATTAACTGCTGATCCTGTGGGCTTAGTTGCATTGCACCACTAATCTTGACAATCGTATCGTCTGTAAAGTGGTTACAGATAATTTGTGCCTTGATGCTTAAGAGTTCTGTGGCAAAGTCCACGACAGCGTGTTGCATGGTCTTGAGTCTACCGCTGGCGTTATTTGACTTAATGATCTGTGCGCCAAGGGTTTCATTGGGGTCTGTCTGCCCCCGTTGGATGTCAGCAATACCCATAATCTCGTAGATTTGGTTCTTGACCTGATCCATCGCCTGATACGACATTTGTAAGGCTTGGGATATTGGGGCAATGTCTACAAGGTTAATAGCCCCCATCATCCCGCCCTTCTCACTAAAGGCAGCATAGTTCTTAACGGGAATCAAGGTATTGTTCTCACCCTCGGAGAACAGGCGGGCAAGACTTGGTTCGGATGCGTCATAGACACCCCGTACTTTTAGGGCGTTGATAAAGCCATCTATGCGGTCTGCCAGCGTGTCTAACTGTTTGGCTTGGTCTTGGTATAGAACAAAGTCAGGAATCGGCTCTAGCTTGTCTGTAGTAAGTGTGGCGTACAGGGGTTTAGGGCAGGGCCAAAAGTTCTCAAGTTTAAGCGGGTCAGGGCGTGTATCAAGTATCTTACCCATTGACTTGGATAGCCAAATGACCTCGCCCGTAGTCTTGTCCCATATCTCGTAGATAACGGCTTCGGATGCGCCTTCACCCATCTTCTCATTAAAGGTCTTTGTGGTTTCGGGTTTGGTATCTAGGGGTATCTTACCGCCCAGTTCCTCACCAAAGCGTTCGACCAAGGCAGGGCGTTCCATGTAGACCTTGCGCCATACAGCGGTTACTTCTTCCCATGTACGGGCAATCGTATGTCCAAAGTCACGCCAGTAAACATAGTCAACAGGCGCACATTCGTACTCGATGCGTTCCTGATCCTCACGGTAAATACCGCCTTCGGTTTCGGCTTCGTCTGTATCCTCGGTAACCTGTAGCCCATCTTCGGGCATACCTTCAGCCATACCGCCAGCTTCACCAGCAATATGTGGTTCGTAGCGTACCCACGATGTTCCACGCCCACCCAGTAAGCGGTCTAATACCGACTGATTCATAGCGGACTTATAGTCCCCGTAATGGGTAATCTCATAGTCCAATGCCCGTTCAAGCATCATTGATGCCACCCGTGCTACTGGGTCGTTATCTCTGAACCTACGGCTTACATCAGGGCGTGGCAGTCTTGCAAAGATAGCTGGGGTGATGGTTTGAACATTTGACCAAAGGATATTAAACCGAGCATTGGGGTTATTCCTAGTACGGCTGTCATCACGATACCGCTTGATGATTCGGTCAGCACGGGCTTCCCACTCTTTATACGACCTCTCGTAGCCAGCAATACAGTTGTACCAATCTTCGTAGGTGTGATCCATGTTTATATCCTGCGTTGTGTTTGTTTAGGTGTTTGCTTCCACAATTCGTTTAAGGTCATTTCGTTTTCCCCGATAGATACGCCTTTAACCCTTGTATCTTTGAGGATAGGGCTGTCCTCATCCTTCCAAACAAGGCTAAGATAGCGCATAGCGTCACTCGAATGGCTTGTCCAATCGTGTTTTGGGCGATCCCTAAATACTTTCTTATCATCATCCCACTCCCTTTGGTATTGGCGCAAACATTCAATTAGTTCGTCACACTTATTATCGAACCAAGCACGGGTTAATGCAAGTCGTGTAGCCTGTATTCCATCCTGAAGTGATAGGTTTGGTACGATTTTTAAATGTTTTATGTCAATTTTTGTCGCAATTTGCTCAATTATGCTTTTACCACCACTCGCCAATGTTTTAGCCCTAGCGTCATGGGGTAGGTAGTGATAGCCGTACTTGTACCCGTACTGATCCTCTTTTTGGGCTAGTAAGCCTGTGTAGTAAGGGATAGCCTGACCATTACTAGAATGGTGGTCTAGCACCCGTATCTCACCGTATACGACCTGAAACCAAATAATAGCCGTGGAATCGTTGAACCCCAAGTCCCAAACTGTGTGGCATGGGAACATGGGGTCATAGTCCACTGTGGTGATGCGCTGTAAGTCCGTGATTTGACGCATCTGTTCGCCAAAGTACGCCCCAGTTATGGAAGCCTCAAATGAACACAAAAACTCTTGTTCGTACTGATTTGGTGACATTGTTGATTGTGCGTCTAATAGTTCAGCTTCAGGCAATAGTCCTGATTGGTCTGCTCTTAGGGTCTTGACATACCAGTTTGGGTTCTTTTGGGCTTCGTTATAAATGTCATAGAAGGCGTTATGCCCCTTGGGTGTGCCAATAAAGGTAGCCCAGCCTTGGCGGTCTGTGAGTAATGGCCTAATAATCTCTCCGAACAGACGCATTTTCATATCAGCGTATTCGTCTAAAACGACACCATCTAGATATAGACCCCGTAAAGCATCAGGATTGTCTGCACCAAATAGCCTAATTTTCGCCCCGTTGACTAGCTCTACCCATAACTCAGATTGATTAGCCTTGACTATGGCTGGTTCTGCAAACTTAAGTAAGTAATCCCATGCAATGTTCTTAGCTTGTGCGTAGTACGGGGCTATGTAGGCGTAACGGGCGTTCTCTTTCTTCTCCATGACTGCCCTACGGATCGTATCCGCAATGGTCGCTACGGTCTTTCCTGCCCTTCTATGACAGACTAGGACTGCCCAGCGTTGTTCACGCCTATGGAAGTCTAAGAACGCATCCCTTGACTTATAGGGATACTCGTATTTTTTGACTACCTCAATCAAGGAACTTGTGTTCGTGGATTACCTTCATTGGCTGATCTTCATCGCCTGTATGCTCAGTTCTAGCCAGTTTAGGTAGGTGGTATTCCATGACGCTTTGTAGCATACCAAATGCTTTTTCAGGATTTGGCGGCACTACATACATTGGATTGCCTTCCTTACTAAATTTAGGGTTGCCATCTTTGTCGGTCGCTTGGATGCCATAGGCAACGCTCTGTAGCCATTCTTCCATTTTGTTGGCATTACCATCAACAAACCGAGCAATCGCCTCACGAGCCATTCCTGTGCTCTTGTTGGTTGCTCCTGCCTTGCGCCCTACATTTAAATTAGGGTGTTCGCTATTTTTCGCTAATTTAGCGGTCATACCTTACCCAAGTAGTTGATTAAGATAAGTTAATTCTACTACTATTTGACTTCTTTATCCAAGTCTTTAAGTTTGTTAGCTAGTGCTGCCCTACGCTCTAAACGCTCACGCTGTTGTTTTTCTAGCGTAGATTCTTTATGGGTTTGTAATAAGCTGTTTTCGGGCTTTATCTTTTCTTTTTTAAACATTACATATCCTTCATCTTTTCACGGATCATATCTTTTCTGCTCTGCGGTTTAGCAGTCTTAGCAGATTCAATAAAGTCTTGCTTACTAGGGGCGTTTTTACTGCCGACCTTGTTCATCTTTTCGCCTGATCCAGCCTTAATGCGTTCCCGCTTGGCGTGAATGTTTGCATATAGTCCTTGTTTAGCCACAGTTCCATCTCCTCATAGATGCTTTTGCTCGTTCAGCGTTCTTGCTGTTTTTTACTACCCCACCCATTCTTGCACAAAAACTAGCTTTTCTACCTTTATCGGCATCGGTCTTAGGATTTGGGGCGGGGGCTTTTAAATTAGCGTTGTTCTTACGGTTGTAGGCTTCACGACCTTTAGCGGTCATGCCAGCCCCTTGGTCTGTAGGTAAATAATTTTTACCCTTACCTGTAGTGGTCTTGGGGATAGGTTTATCGTGCTTTTCTACTGCCGCACGAATGTCATCTCTACGGCTCATTATGCTTTTTCTTCAATGTATTTGGCATAGGCATCCTCTAGCTTTGCCTTGCGACTTCCTTTAGCGTTTTCACGCTCAACGCTGAGTGCAATGGCTACAGCTTGTTTCTTTGGCTTGCCAGCTTTCATCTCGGTTTTGATGTTCTTACCGACTGCTTCTGCGCTACCTGATTTATCGAGTGGCATAAATATCCTTAATCAAATTGTTTGCGATACATTAGCGATACACCGCCTTGACCCATCGGCTGACCCATAAACTGTGATTTATTGGGGTAATACCCTAAAGTCAAGCGTTGGTCGGGTGTTCCATAACTTAGGTCTACAGAATTAACCGTAGCTGGAATGTTAAAGCGATTGTCCGCAAAACTTGTACCGCTTGCACCAACGCCCAAAGTGCTGTTATCTCCTACAGGAAAGTTATAACCTAACCTGCCT